GTGTAATTAAATGTAGCAGAAGTCGCTTCGTCTACAGGAGAATCGTCAACGTACCATTGATACGTAGCAGATGCACCTGATGGCTGCGAAGCTAAGGCAGCAGTAAATTTAACAGCTGTTCCGATTACTCCAGCAGCGGGACTATTGGGAGTTACTGCCAATGTAGTTGTCTGAGTTTTGTTTTTGACTGTGATAGTTGTAGTAGCTTCTGCTGTTTCAGCTTCAGATTCTGGAACTGTATTTGTTGCAACAACTTTAATAGTCTTTTGACCAGCAGGACCTTTTAATACATAATCAAAAGTTGCTTCAGACCCATCTTGTGGAGCATTATCTACACTCCAAGCATAAGTAATAGTTCCACCTCCAGTTTCACCACTGGGTGCAGCAGTAAACTGCTTGGTTTCATCAATAACCCCTGTCGGTGTTTTAGGAGTTATATCAACTGTAAAAGCCATAAGTTATCCTTATTTTAATGTTACGAAAGAAGAATTACGAGTTTCACGAATTAGAACTGATCCATCGCGATTAATATAATAAATTAAGCTAAATAATGTTTGGTGAGCAGAAGCGTGCACAAAACTAGTTGGGCGAGATTTCCAATCTGGGGTTTCGGCTATCCATTGATAAATCCACCAAGGAACAGTAACATATCCTGGACCTTTGCCTAATTTAATGAGTGTAGGACTAAAATTTTCAGGCAGAACAAATTTTACTTCTTTATTTACCTCTGTCTCAGGCTCTTTTTCAGATTCAACAACCTGAGTAATTGCTTCTTCGAATTTATCATGGTCGAATTCTTTTTCTTGTTCGACAACTTCTAATACTTCAACTTGTTCTGTTGGAGAATCAAACAACAGAATAGCTTCTTCTTTAACTTCTTCGTTGGTGAAATTAACACCGTCCACATCATCTGCGGCAGTAATTAAATCAGTGATAGATAATCCATCAGTTTCAGGTAATGGTTCATCAGCCAGTGCGTTAAGAGCTTCTTCGATATCAATAACAATATTATCGAATGATTTTGTTTTCTTAACACTAATGCCAAATTGTTCCGCGTATTCAAACAGTTTAGCTTTGGCTTCCTTTTTATCAGAAAGAGCACGTAACTCTTCAATATAGTCTTTATCGATCATGGTATTTCCTCATTATAAATATAACTATATTTATTACATGGAAAAGAGTATGTATCACTTTGTTTATGAGACCGTAAATTTAATCAATGGTAAAAAGTACATTGGCAAACATTCTACAGAAAATTTAAATGATTCGTATCTAGGGTCAGGTATTGCCTTAAATCGCGCTATCAAAAAATACGGAAAAGAATCATTTAAACGTTCAATAATTAAACAATTTGAAACTTCCGCTGAAGCTTTAGAATACGAAGCTCAGTTAGTAACAGAGGATTTGGTCAAATCTAACGAGTATTATAATATGCGCCAAGGCGGTGAAGGTGGAAGGTATAAGTACACCGAAGCTGATAAGACTAAAATGTCTAATAGTGCTAAAGAACGAATAAAGAGGCTTGGTCATAATCTTTTAGGAAAACACAGATCGGAAGAAACAAAAAGAAAACTATCTGAAACAAATAAACGTCGATACTCTGAAGACCCAACATGCCACGGGCGGTATGGTACAGGAAAGCCAAAGATTGATAAAATTAAAGGTCCTAAAAATCCTACAACTCTAAATAAAATTTGTGTTAACAACGGTAAAGAAAACAGATTTATATCAGCCGAGGACCCGATGCCTGAAGGATTTGTAAAAGGAATGGTCCAACTTAATAGAAAATCTAGAAAGGGCTGTGAAGTAAAACCTACGACCACCGGCAGAATATGGGTAAATAACGGGGCTATAAATAAATTAGTAAATCCGTTATCCATCCCAGATGGATATGTTAAAGGCCGTTTAAGGTAATTATTATGACAGATATTAAAGTACATTTTCATGATTTTAGCCATGTAAGAATTGAATGCGACGAAAGCGTGTTCTATGAATTACGCGACTTTTTTAGCTTTGAAGCCGATGGGTACAAATTCAACCCGCGTTACAAATATGGGAACTGGGATGGTAGAATTCGACTTTTAGATTACAACCGTTTGTTACCATATGGACTTGTAGGACAAATAAAAAAGTTCTGTAACAATATGAGTTATTCTGTATGGATTGACCCTAAAATCTTTGAGACCGAAGACCTTACCAGGGAAGATTTTGACGCATGGCTTTCTAAACAAGAAATTTATTCAGGCAACGCCAAAATCGAACCACATTGGTATCAAAAAGATGCAGTATATGAAGGTCTAGTTAATCGTCGTCGAATTTTAAACCTTCCAACATCAGCAGGTAAATCACTAATCCAAGCACTTTTAGCTCGATATTATCTAGAGAACTATGAAGGTAAAATTCTCATTATCGTCCCTACAACAGCATTGACAACCCAGATGGCTAATGATTTTGTTGATTATCGCTTGTTTAGTCATTCGATGATTAAGAAAATTGGCGGTGGTGCTGATAAAGCGGACAAATCTAAAAACGACGCTCCAATTATTGTTGGCACATGGCAAACGGTAGTTAAGCAGCCTAAAGAATGGTTCTCTCAGTTCGGTATGATGATGAACGATGAATGCCACTTAGCAACAGGCAAAAGTATTTCTTCAATCATCTCAGGATTAAATAATTGCATGTTTAAATTCGGTTTATCTGGCTCATTAAGAGACGGAAAAGCCAATGTAATGCAGTACGTAGGCATGTTCGGCGAAATCTTCCGTCCTGTTAGCACGTCTAAATTAATGGAAGACGGACAGGTAACTGAGCTTAAGATTAATAGTATTTTCCTTCGTTATCCGGACGAATTCGCCACCAAATTAAAAGGTAAAACATACCAAGAAGAAGTTAAAATTATTACCGGACTAAAACGACGCACAAAGTGGATTGCTCAACTTTCAGTCAAATTGGCTAAGAAAGACGAGAACGCCTTTGTAATGTTTAAACACGTTACACACGGTAAAGAAATATTTGAAGCTATTAAAGAGCTTGGATACGAAAAAGTTTATTACGTATCAGGTGAAGTTGATACTGAAACACGTAACGCGCTTAAAGTCATGGCAGAAAATGGTAAAGGCATTATTATCGTCGCATCATATGGAGTATTCTCTACCGGTATTTCAGTCAAGAATCTTCATCATGTTATTTTTGCCCATGGTGTTAAATCAAAAATTATCGTACTTCAAACCGTAGGTCGCGTGCTTCGTAAGCATGGTTCTAAAGCTGTTGCTACAGTTTGGGATCTCATCGATGACGCAGGTGTAAAACCTAAATCATTAAATACTAAAAAGAAGTATACTCATCTTAATTACTTGTTAAAACACGGTATTGATCGTATCCAACGTTACGCTGATGAGAAATTTAACTATGTAATGAAAACAATTAATTTATAAGGGCTTCGGCCCTTAGGAGATAAAAATGATACTTGAATTTAAACAATTTTTATACGAAGCATCTATTGACGAATTCATGGGTAAAATTGCTAATTGTCATACCTTAGAAGGGCTTGAAGAATTGGAAGCTTATTATAAGAAACGTATAAAAGAAACGGAATTAAAAGATACAGATGATATTTCTGTCAGGGATGCCTTAGCAGGTAAGCGTGCCGAACTTGAAGGCGACGATGATGAGGATGAGGAAGAAGACTTCTAATTAAAAAAGGCCCGACCTTTTTTTGGAAGGGCCAAAACCATAGGCAAAAAAGGTAACACTATAGTAAAAGTTGGGTTTCGTTCAATTGCTCTTCTGAACTTTCTGAAACCGGTAATTGTTGGACATAATTATAACAAGGACCAGGATGTGCTGGACCTTTGTCTGTTTCAACAACCAATGCAGAATCGATTGGAGTTTTACAGACAACACAAATCTTATCTGACATGATTGCCTCCTAAGTTGAAATTACATATCTATTTATACCATTCGCATGCACATATCGATACCCATATCTTTTGTATAAAAATACTCGTCGATGTACCCAGCAAACTTCCCTTTAATATAAAGGACGTCTTCGCCACAAGGATGGTCTGCCAGAATACGAATATCCTGGCGACGCAGACGATACTTTTCCATTAAGAATTTAATTTCAGTTTCAAATTCTTCATCATTATTAAAGGCATCTTCAATTGAATAACGCATTATTGCCCCGCTTCAAATTCTCGCATATCCTGGATATGTTTAAGTGCAAAACTACGAGATTTAACTGCGTCAAGTGCACCACTACAGAACTCAAGTAAAATTCCCCAGTATTGTAAAGTAGTCTCTATTTTAAGCACATCTTTATCTGCAGCCAGGACAGTTTTCATTTCAGATTTCTCGTATCGGTCCATACTGAATTCATCACCGTCACCTCGTCCCGAGTAGTAGTCTAATCTTGCTTTTAGAGCAGTTTTCTTCTGAGTCTCTATACGCAACATTTCTTTACGAATAAATGAGTGCTTACGTAGCCATTTGCTGTATAACTTAACATTATTCGCCGTCTCGTATTGCAACTTTGTCGTATCAATAACTAAGTCTGCGTCTAACTCTTCCTGTAAATCTTCCAGCTTCATAATATTCTCTCTTTTAACTAATAATCTCCCGGCTGTATCGGAAGGACCTAAAACCATTATACATAGGTTGCCTTGAAGCATTACACTCTATTGCTTGACGCTAACTGAAGTTTAATTTGTTCGATATCATCAGGGTTGTCTACGACTGAAAATCTAATCTCTACTATAACCGTATAGTCATCATATACTGGCGTTACACTTACAGAAAGTTTGTCGATGCGTGGCTCATAGTTACGAACAGCTGCCTGGATATTACGCTCAATCGTATCGGCTGTAAGTGGTGTCATGTTCTCGAAAAGTTCATCAACCAAATCGCATCCAAATTCAGGGTCGAAGGGGCGTGAGCCTTTTCTAGTTGTCACTATGCCAAGAAGACTATTTTTAATAGAACGAAGTCCTACAGAACGAGCAACGTCCTTGTTCCAATCCATACGCATTTCTGGGTCGATATCTGAATAAAGTTTATTGATATTAGACATTATAGTAACTCAAAGAATTCTTTGAGGCCTCGTATTGTGTGAACGTGTGACGCCCCACATTTGGGACATTTAATAGGGGTTGCCAGATAAATTGATGGCGATACTAAAAGATTTTTAATATTGATCATGTCATCTTCTGTTATAAGGCCGTAAAGGTCGTTTATTTCTGCTTCAGTTAAATCTTCAACAGGGATGGACTCTCCATTGACAAAAACGGCCTCAATACATGAAGCAATCATTAATGCGATATTTTTATCGTCAAATAATTTAGGTTGACGGAACTTAATTTTAATACCGCTGAACGAATACCAGGGATCGGCCTGTTCATCTAATTGAGTGTGCAATAAATTCATATAGACTTGAAATGAATGCCCACAGGAACAATTCCAGGTGTGTTCTTGATTCACTTCACCTAACGAATGTGCCCACAGATTTACCAACAATAGCTCGGCTTCTTGTTTAGTCAAGTTTTTAGCGTTAGAGCAATTAGTGATAATATTGTTCACTGCTGATTCAATAGTACCGGTAGCCCGCGCACCTATGAGTCCTAAATATTCTTTTAAAGTAAAGGCTCTACAATTCACTTCTTTATCGCCTAAACGTACGGTAAACGTATATTTGTACATGTTAACTCCTTTATTGTGTATTTATAAATAATAGAAAAGGAGTAATTATGGCTAATATAATTCGTTGTAAATTACCGGATGGTGTTCATCGTTTCAAGCCGTTCACTGTGGCGGATTATAGAGACTTTTTACTAGTTAGAAATGATATCGAACATCGTTCGCCACAAGAACAAAAAGAAATAATTGCTGATCTGATTGATGATTATTTTGGCGAGTACCCTAAAACATGGCAACCATTTATATTCCTGCAAGTTTTTGCAGGCTCTATAGGCAAAACAAAAGTTCCTGTTATTTTCACTTGCCCTAAATGCTCTAAAGAAAAAACTGCACCATTTGAGATATATCAAAAAGAACTAGTCGAACCTGAACTTGATGTTGCTGGTATAAAAATACGTTTTTCTTTCCCTGAAAAGTTTTATGACAACAAAGCATTAATGATAAGTGAAAACATAAAAGAAATATATTATAATGATGAATGGTATCCATGGAATGATTTGACTGAAGAGAACCAAATCCAAGTAATAGAAGCAATAGACATTGACTCGCTCGAGAAGGTTATTGCTTCTATGAACCCTATTAATTTGACCCTTAGATTAGGTTGTTGTGAACGACATGTTAAAACATATACTGATATCTTAGAGGTTTTTAAATTGTTAGTTAACCCTGATGAGATTTTTACATTCTATCAGATAAACCATTCACTGGTAAAGAGTCAATACACATTGGATTCTATTATGCAAATGATTCCTGTTGAACGTGGTATTGCTTTAACATTAGTAGAAAAGGACCATAAAAAATGAAAGTATTCCAACGTCCAGGATATCCTAACTTAAGCGTTAAATTATACCAAGATTATTCGGCTTGGCAAGAAAATAGATACGTTGAACTCGCAGCAACAATAACAACTTTAACCATGCGAGATTCGTTATATGGAAGAAATGAAGGGATTCTTCAATTTTATGACACTAAAAACATCCACACTAAAATGGACGGTAGACAGATAGTTCAAATCTCTGTTTCAAATTCAAACACGCCTCTCCAAGTTAGAACTCGAATTTATGGATGCAAACATTATTCTGTGTCTGTGGACTCAAAAGGTGACAATATTATTGCAATTGAGCTTGGAACAATACATTCTATAGAGAACCTTAAATTTGGGCGACCATTCTTCCCGGACGCAGGCGAATCTATACGTGAAATGTTAGGTGTCATATACAAAGACCGTGCGTTAATTACTCCGCCAATAAACACTATTAATGCTTATGTTCCTGATATTCCATGGACTAGCACATTTGAAAACTATTTGTCATATGTAAGAGAAGTTGCTCTAGCGGTAGGAAGCGATAAGTTCGTATTTGTATGGCAAGACATCATGGGAGTTAACATGATGGACTATGATATGATGATAAATCAAGAACCATATCCAATGATTGTAGGTGAGCCAACTTTAATAGGTCAATTCGTCCAAGAATTGAAATATCCATTAGCATATGATTTTGTTTGGTTGACTAAATCAAACCCGCATAAACGTGATCCAATGAAAAATGCTACTATCTATGCTCATTCATTTTTAGATTCTTCATTACCAATGATTACTACAGGAAAGGGTGAAAACTCTATTGTAGTGTCAAGGTCAGGTGCTTATTCTGAAATGACTTATAGAAATGGATACGAAGAAGCTATTCGTCTTCAGACTATGGCGCAGTATGATGGTTACGCTAAATGTTCTACTGTCGGTAATTTTAACTTGACTCCTGGCGTTAAAATTATTTTTAATGATAGTAAAAACCAATTTAAAACAGAATTTTACGTTGATGAAGTTATTCACGAATTATCAAATAATAATTCCGTAACTCATCTTTATATGTTCACTAATGCAACGAAACTGGAAACAATCGACCCAGTTAAGGTTAAAAATGAATTTAAAACTGATACTACCACTGAAGAAAGTAGTTCTTCCGATAAGTAATAAAGAAGTTTCTATTCCTAAGATGGGTCTTAAACATTATAACATTTTAAAAGATGTTAAAGGTCCTGATGAAAATTTAAAGCTTCTTATTGATTCTATTTGTCCAAATTTATCACCGGCAGAAGTTGATTTCGTTTCTATTCATTTGCTAGAATTTAATGGAAAGATTAAATCTCGTAAAGAAATAGATGGTTATACTTATGATATTAATGACGTTTATGTATGTCAAAGATTGGAATTTCAATACCAAGGAAATACATTTTATTTTAGACCTCCTGGAAAATTTGAACAATTTTTAACTGTAAGCGATATGTTATCCAAATGCTTGCTTAAGGTCAATGATGAAGTTAAAGAAATTAATTTTCTTGAGATGCCAGCATTTGTTTTAAAATGGGCAAATGATATTTCTACAACTTTAGCAATTCCTGGCCCTAATGGTCCAATAACCGGAATTGGCAATATTATTGGATTATTTGAATGAAAAAGCCACAAGAAATGCAAACGATGCGTAGAAAAGTTATTTCAGATAATAAACCAACACAGGACGCGGCTAAATCCGCTTCTAATACTTTATCTGGTCTTAATGACATTTCTACAAAATTAGATGATGCTCAAGCTGCTTCTGAATTAATAGCTCAGACTGTTGAAGAAAAATCAAATGAAATAGTTGGAGCAATTGATAAAGTTGAAATCGCAGTAAGTGATACTACTGCCGGTTCTGAGTTAATTGCTGAAACTGTTGAAATTGGAAACAATATTAATAAAGAAATCGCTGAATCGCTCGGACGCAAATTAGATAAATTAACAAGTTTACTGGAACAAAAAATTCAGACAGCTGGAATTCAGCAAACTGGAACGAGTTTAGCAGTAGTCGAAAATGCTATTCCTGTTAAAGTCGTCGAGGATGATACAGCTGAATCTGTGGGTCCTTTATTACCGGCTCCTGAAGCAGTTAATAATGATCCTGATGCTGATTTTTTCCCTACTCCTCAGCCAATTGAACCAAAACAAGAGTCTCCAGAAGAGAAGCAAAAAAGAGACGCATTTAACTTAAAATTATCTCAAGCTTTAGATAAATTAACAAAGACAGTTGATTTCGGATTTAAGAAATCTATTTCAATTACTGATAAAATATCTAGCATGCTATTTAAGTATACCGTCAGTGCTGCTATTGAAGCTGCTAAAATGGTTGCATTGATAATGGCTGTTGTTATTGGAATAGACCTGCTGATGGTTCATTTTAAATACTGGTCAGATAAATTTTCAAAAGCCTGGGATTTATTTAGCACTGATTTTACTAAATTCTCTAGCGAAACCGGAACATGGGGTCCTTTATTACAGAGCATCTTTGATTCTATTGATAAAATTAAACAACTTTGGGAAGCTGGAGATTGGGGCGGATTGACAGTAGCTATTGTTGAAGGGCTTGGAAGTGTTCTTTATAATTTAGGAGAGCTTATTCAATTAGGTATGGCTAAATTATCTGCAGCAATTCTTCGAGTCATTCCTGGCATGAAGGATACTGCTGATGAAGTAGAAGGAAGAGCATTAGAAAATTTCCAAAATTCTACTGGAGCATCTCTTAATAAAGAAGACCAAGAAAAAGTAGCAAATTATCAAGATAAACGAATGAATGATGATCTTGGCCCAATAGCAAAAGGATTAGACAAAATTGCGAACTGGAAAACTCGTGCATCTAACTGGAT